ATTATCCTGGCCCGTTGGTCAAGCGGTTAAGACACCGCCCTTTCACGGCGGTAACACGGGTTCGAGTCCCGTACGGGTCATCCTTAAGTCTACATTATGTAGGCTTTTTTTATTGCTGAAAATAAATTGTAAAACAAAGAAAAACTCTTCTTACCATCGCAAATAAGAAGAGTTTTTTCGTAAAAATAATGGAGCCGAGGGTAGTATAAACTGCTTATATATCAATGTTTCTAAAGGTTTTGTTCCGCGTTTGTTCCGTGTTTAAAATATTTGCTTGATTTTATCTGATTCAGAATCCTTCATTTCATCTAATATATGCGCGTAGGTTTGCAAGGTTATATTTGGGTCAGCATGACCTAATCTCTTACTAACTGTAAGCAATTGAACTCCTTTTGAAAGTAGAATACTTGCATGAGTATGTCTTAATGCATGGAATGTAACTTGCTTTTTAATTTTTGCTCTGATTAGTGCCTTCTGCAGAGATTTGTTAACTGCATTATTACTAACTCTTTCAAATACAAATGAATGATCTTGCGGAAGTTCTTTTAACCAATTTAGCAATTTTATTGAAACATCAATTGTTCTTTTACTACTTTTTGTTTTCCCTTCAGTAAAATCATTTGTAAAATGATAATCAAAGCCTTTTTCTATTCGTATTTTTTCATTTTCAAAATCTACACAATCCCAAGTCAATCCAAGACATTCTCCGAATCGCGCCCCAGTATACATGCTAAATAATATTATGTAACGTGTTGTATAATCACTTCTGATATCTCTAATTAGAGCTTCTTCAAGTGCTTTGAATTCATCTAAGCTTAGAAATTTCAATTCTTCCTTCTTTGTCTTAGAATCAACCCCTTTTAAAATTGCTCCTTCTGCAGGATTGATAGTTAATACACTCGTTCTTACTGCATACTTCAATGTTGCCTTAACATAGGTATGGTATTTTTTTACAGTTTCTTTAGCGTGTGTTTCTGCAACTGTATTTAAAAACTCTTGATAATTTTCGTGTGTTATATCTTTGAGCATCAAATTATAGTTTTCTCTTACATAGTTAGTAACTATTTTGATTTGTTGCAATGTTTTTAATGACACAACATCATCTTTGTATAGCTTTCTCCAATTCTCCATATAATCCGATAGGAAGGTTCTTTCTTTAGAAAAATTCTTTCCTTGCAGCATTTCATTTTCTTTTAAAATAGATGCATCTTTTGCCTCAGCCTTAGTTTTAAAACCACTTTTCGAAACAGCTTTTTGCTTTCCATTTTCATAATAATAAACCTTGTAAGTCCACGTTTTTCCACGCTTATAAATACTTGCCATACTTTACCATCCTTTCTATATGTGGTAAAATAAATATAAGAAAAAGCCCTATTTTAAGGGTGTTTTGGAACATCACACTCTGAAGTTTGGCGACTGCTAGTGTGATGTTGTTTTAGTAAAGGAGAGTGAAGACATGAGATGGATATATGAAAAATTCAATATTTATATTTATATCATCGTTCCACTAATTGTTGTTAGTCTGTCTTCTTTGTTCATTCAACACATCCCCAAGCAAGGACTTCAACAACATTCTGTTGAGATTAGTCTTGCTTTTCTAGGAGTGTTTTTAACTCTAATGGGTATTTTAGTAGCATTTCCTAGTTCTAAGAGGCTAGAGTTACTACAACGCTATAAATACACTCAAATTGCATATTTAACATTAGTTTTTGGGATTATCTTTGCTATAGCACTATTAATATCTGCTTTAGTAGAATATCATGAATATAGTTACTATCTTTTCATAGCATTAATAACTGAAACTCTTCTTGCTACAAAGAAATTATATAGCATGGCTAAATTCATTAATAAAAAGAAATAATCTTCTGTAGCTTGTTTAAAATAGAATCTTCATCAAAGTCTCCTTCTTCAAAGTCACAGGAGACTTTTTTTGTTACAGTTTGTTCTAAGACATCGATTTCTCCATCATCAGTAGTTATTGAAACAGATTTATATTTTCGACCTTTGTCATGAATAGAATTTAAAAGATTTTGGGCGATACTCTTACTAGCCGATACAGGTTCTAGAGATAGTGTTAGGCGTGCAGATTTGATTGCGCCAGAATCTTCTGAATCTATATCCGCTAGAGAAACAAATTCATTCATTAGATGTTTATCCGAATAATATTTGATATCTATTTCTTGAACATTCACGGCTTTATTAATGGCTTCTTTAATATCCTTTTTAAGCGTGGATACAACTTTAATATCAGAGTAAATCTCTGATAAATTAAAATGATCATTCAAAAATTCAGCAATATTAATCTTAAAGCCTCTACAATAACGACTGCTTATATTTACAATTTTATTATTACTAAAATCAATGTAAAAATAGGTAAACATTTCTAGATAATCTTTATATTCGTGAGGGCTAAGGTTTTGTTTATCTCTAACGCGAATAAAATTACTTTTGCTGTAGTTATTTAGATTTCCGTAGCTTCCAAATAAATAATCCTCATTAATTCCAATGATATCTACTATATAATTTTGTGATTCGTTCGTATAAGACATTTCATTTTTATCACAATTTTTAGCAAAAGCTTTAACTCTAGATTTTAAATCAGCATCAGTTGTAAACATATTTAACTGAGGATTAAAAACCAAATCCAATTTATAAAACAAAATATTTTTCTTCATACAGTAAACCTCTCCCTCAACTTTATCGTACAGATCTTCTTTGATTCCAAATCTATCTGCTTCATTACTTTAATCCTAAGAGTTTAAAAATATCAAATGAAGTTTTACGATAAACTTTGTTATATAACGATTTTTTAGGATTTCTAAACAACCCAATCCCTTTTTTCCCATATCCTGGAATAACAGCCTTTTTGATTTGTCTCTTCCATTTTGAAGTGGTACGAGCTTTAATCATCTTCTTCAAGCTAGGTGTTCTTAATCCGAATTTCATAAATAATTCTCCCTTACCATTTAATAATATTCTCTCATTTCTTCCTTAACTCCATAAGTGGAAATTAACTTGTCAAATGTTTCTGGAACATCTTGGTACTGTTCTTGATAGAGCAGCAGCATTAATTCAGTTGCAAATTTATTAGCTTCTAGCTCCAATTTACCTTTGCCACCATAACAAAGAGAGTAGTAACCAATTAAATCTGCATGATCCATAGCATGTTTTAATTCATGAGCCATAACTAAATATTTCTCATTCGAATTTTTCAATGAGTTGTTCAGTAAAATAATAGGCTCTCCATCGTTTGTAACGATAATCCTCCCTTTAAGTCTAGTTGGAAAATCAACATATAAATAACTGATGTTTAAGTTATCAGCAATCACGAATGGATTAGCTGTGTGATGATTTTCTACTAAAATTTTAACGTCCAATAATTACCCTTCCTTTTTATCTTTTAATTTATCCCACAAAACGCTTCTAATAATTGCGTCTACTTTTTCTTTTTCTTCTTCAGTCAATTCAATTCCATCGTAAGATATAGCAGTTGTATTTAATTTTAATGCTTTTTCAATGTCGATAGCGTCTTCTTTAGATGCCCACGCTGGTGCGTTCGTTTGGTTTGAGTTTTGAGCAAATCTAGGGTCCACGTCTGATTTTTCTACATTAAAGAAATCTGCAATCTTTTGAACATTACCTGGAATTGGCATAGATGTTCCTTTAACATATCCAGTCAATGTGCTTGTAGGTATCCCAGTATGTTTAGATAATTCAACTTGTTTAGTTCCAGTACGATTAAGTAATTCATTAATATTGATAGATATTCTCTTCATGATTTCGATGTCATTAGGAGTATATTTTCCTCTTCCTCGTGCCATTTCTAGCACCTCCTTACTTTCTACTAATATTATAGTAACGTTTTAAATCGTATATGTAAATAAAAAAATATCAAAAAAATCGAATTTTTTATAGCAAAACTATTGACATACGAATTAAATCGTATTATTATAGGTTCATAAGTTAATTAATTTTGAAAGGAGGAACGTATTTTGACACAAATTTCGTTAAAAGCCGCGAGAGTTAATGTGAATTTAACTCAAAAAGAAGTAGCAGAGAAATTAGGAGTCCACCAACAAACTATCGCAAAATACGAAAAAGATAGTACTAAAATTCCTATGAACTTGCTACAACAATTAAGTGCATTGTACAAGGTTGAATTAAATCGCATTTTTTTAGGTTAAAAATACGATTTAAATCATATCAAAGATTTTTGTTTTTCAATCAGAAAGGAGGAACTTATGGAACAATCGACGCTTGATTATTACGAACCAATATTCTTCGAAGTCGTAAAAAGAAACCCAGAGAAATTTGTTGGATTAATAAAACCGTTTATTGACTCAAGAAGTAATCAAAGGTGGATAACGACCGAAGAGTTATGTGAAGCAATCGGAACGAGTTCCAGCGCGTGGCTCAAAAGCGATGTGAGAAATCATCCTGTAGTCGTTGCTGCTAGACGAGTTGATACACGGCCATATAAATATAAAGCTGATCATATTGAAGCCATACAGAAAGTGTGGGATGAACGGAAGGAAAGAAGAAGATGAGCAGAGTTGAAATATCAAGGACTAGAAAGCTAAAGAGAAAAGCTTTCTGGAAAGAGTTTAATAAGAACTTCATTAAGAAATACTTGAAATTCTTAGGGCTTTCAGCATTAGCAATCGTTGGAATAATCGCATTTATGCACATGTGGATTGGAGCAGTTAACCAACACATGGAAAAAGTGGATGCAATTAGGCAAGGTGTGGTTTTCGATGATTAGTTTTGAAATGAATATGTTTGACCCCAACGAATACGATGTAATGGTTGGAAGTGAACTAAAAGGAGAAATAAGATTTATCGATGGAAAGTATCGATTGGTTATATTTCTTGGAAATTACAAAAGCAGCAGTATTCATTCAACATTAGAGGATGCTTACGATACAGCAAGAGAGCTTTTGAATGTATAAAGTTATTACAACACGTTGGAAAGGGCGAATTTAAATTGGACTTTAAAATGATTATTGGAGAAAAAATATGGGAAATAAGGAAAAACAAAAAACTAACTCAAACACAATTTGGTAATTTGCTAGGTGCCCGTCAACAAACAATTATGAAATGGGAAAAGGGGCAATCCTTACCTAACATTGAAACACTAAAAAAAATCGAAGAATTAAATGGTTCCCCAGTAACTGAAATATCAGATTATTTGAAAGTTGGAGAAAAAATAAAACACATTCGACGTGAAAGAGGCATGACTTTAGAACAGTTTGGTCGCCTATTCAATACACATAAACAAGTCGTTTCACTTTGGGAAAATGGAAAACATTTGCCAAAGTCAAATAAGCTTAAAAAAATTGCAAATTCAGTAGGAATGTCAGTAATAGAATTATTAAATACTAATCTACCAGATACTAATCCATTAGAAGAATACAGTACAAACGAATTAATTGAAGAATTGAAAAAAAGAGTATTAAAAAAAGACGACTTATAAAAGCCGTCATACAAATATTAACTAAAGTTATTATAACACGTTGGAAGGGGATATTCAATGAGTCGGTTATTAATTAACGAACCACCTTTACAAGTGCTGCCATCGCTTGCTAAAGAAATCGGCTTAAATGAGGCGATTATGCTCCAACAAATGCACTATTGGTTACTTAAGAGTGCCAATGAATTTACAGGAGTTAAGTGGTTTTATAAGACGCTTGAAGAGTGGCAAACAGAGTTTCCTTTTTGGTCAGCAATGACAATCAGACGAACTCTAGGCAGTTTAGAAAAACAAAAAATTATTAAAATAGGCAATTTTAATAAAAAGAAATTTGACAAAACAAAATGGTATACCATCGACTACGAACGAGTGAACAGACGATGTGTTCAATATGAACAGACGATGTGTTCAAATAGAACAGATGGATGTGTTCAAAATGAACAGACCTATACCAGAGACTACCAGGAGAGTACTACAGAGAATAATAATGTCTCAGAGGAGAAACCGAGCAAGGTTGTATGGACTGATGAGACTAAACACATTATTGATTATCTAAATAAACGCGCTGGGAAGAAATATTCAGTTAAGACTAAGAAGACAGCGCAACTAATCCACAAACTACTAGACAATGGATTTACTGTAGAGGACTTTGAACGAGTGATTGATATCAAGTGTAAGCAGTGGTTAAACAATGAGAAGATGAATCAATATCTCAGACCACGTACACTATTCAGCGAGAAATTCGAAGACTACTTAAACGAGGCACCAGCTAGGGTAAATAGAAACGTATCGTCTGGGCAATCAGTCGAAGATAAGATGAAAGCCTTATTTGGAAAGGATTGGCAGGGTTGATAATGAATAATTACGAGTTAGAAAAATCAATCATATCTGCAATCCTACAAGATTTTGATAAAGCTCAATCAACGTATCTGCAGGCTGAATGGTTTACGGATAACAACTTTAAAACGATCTTTGAAATTTTAAATAACAACGGAAGTCGATTAGATGGATTGATGGAGCTGTTCGCTAAGGTTCGAGCCGAATTGAAGGATAATGCGATTGGATATGAGTATCTAGTAGCGCTACAGAAGGAAAGCGCGACAACATCCGGATTAGATTACCTGGCTAACCAGCTTCATCGGGAATACTTGAGAGCCAAACTCGAAAAGGTTAAAGCTGAACACACAGCATTCCCAACTAAGCAGTTAGAAGCGGAAATGCTTGAACTGTTAAATGCGATTTCTAAGCTATCCAGAAAACGAAATGTCGGAGACTTATCAGAAACGTTCGAACAATTCGAGTATGAGCTTGAACACGATATTGAAGACGGTATTAAGACATTTAGCGGACTGGATGCAGCACTTGGAGGCGGAATTGGTCCAGGAATGTTAGTGACGGTTGGAGCGAGACCATCAGTCGGAAAGAGTGCCTGGACAATCAACCTAATCGATAGAGCGCTACAGAGAAACGAAGGATTGAGAGTAGACCTGTTTAGCCTTGAAATGAGCAAGAAGGAAGTGTTCTCACGATTCGTTGCAAAAATGACTACGTTAAACACGTACTACCTGCGAAAAATGAATAAAATGCTAAAGCCAGGAGATAAAGAGTTAGTAAGAGCAACTATCGAGTATTTCAAACAGAAAGACTTGAAAGTATACGACACAGTATCTGAACTCAATCACATTCTTGGCATTATTAAAGAACGTGCTGCTGGACAAGCACCAGGTAAATATTTAGCAGTCATCGATTATGTTGGACTAATCAAGGTTAATAACAATCGTGATAGAAGATTACAGATTGAACAAATTACCAGGGAATTGAAGAATCTTGCTAATGAACATCAAGTCCCTATCGTCATCTTATCGCAGTTATCTCGTGGAGTAGAACAGCGACAGGATAAATCACCAATCTTGAGTGACTTAAGAGAGTCAGGCTCAATCGAGCAAGATTCAAATGTAGTAGGCTTCTTAAGCAACGAAGAGACAGAAGAGAACCACGGAGGCTATCAACGTGTGAAGTTCTCTATCAAGAAGAACCGCGAAGGTGATTTGATGGATTCGACATTTAAGTTCTATAAGGCTCAAATGAATTTTGTGGAGGAATTTGAACGAAGATGAATGCAAGAGAGTTCGAAAACATTATGCAGTCGGAAGGATTGAAAACGACTAGAGCAGTAATGATCATGTTGCAAGAGGCTAAGAAGTGCCAGAGAAACATCAAAAGCATGAGCCTATATAAACATCTTCCTTACGCTGCAGAATATATCGAGAAACAAATGGAACAGAAAGACAAAGCTATATGGCAAGCCTTGGAAGTGGCACAACTAGAGAAAATGTACGGATTTCGATTAGTCGAGGATAGAAATGATGTAATAATAGCCACTTACCAAGTTTCAGACCCTCATAGCGAAGTAATGAAGAAAATCAGAAGCCATATTGAGATAATGGCGGAATTGGAGAAAGAGTATGGCATTTGTGATTAAAAACAGCAATATGTATTTTACACAAATTATAGATCATAGCAGCATGGCCGGATATCTGGACAGAAAACATCCAGTTAAAACATTTGAATTTAAATCGAACCAAAATGAAGCGATGGAATTCAAGAAGTATGGTGAAGCTAGAAAGTACATGAAGGAGAACGGGTTGAACGGAAACATCATTGAGATAGTTGTTTCTAAACCGTTCCAAATAAACAAGATGGAAAAGAATATCGGTCCTAATAGACTAGATGAATGGTACGATTCAGCATTGATGAGCACCAGAGAAGATATTGAAAAGATGATTGCGGATTCTGAGAATAATTTCAAGCACATGGCTAGAGATATCTTGAAAGTAAGAACAACAACGTTAAACATATTCTTACGCAATCCATACGAACTTGGATGGAACACTCGTAAGAAAATTATGGACAGATTAGAAGAATATTTCGAAGGAGCTGGAATGAAGTGAATTTAAATGATCCAATTAAAAAAAGACGTATTGAACGTGAAGAGTTAATCCGATTAGTTCAAAACTGGTTCGTAGAACGTGGCTTAGATACGCTGGACGGAAGTGGACAACTAACCAAACTACAAGAAGAAGTAGACGAATTAAAAGAAGCATATATCCATATTAACCGCGATGAAGAGATTGACGCGGTTGGAGATATTACAGTAGTGCTAATCGGATATTGCATGCAGCGCAATCTTGATTTCATGGACTGCTTAGAAAGTGCTTATCACGAGATTAAAGACCGCAAAGGAAAAGTTATCAACGGTGTGTTCGTGAAAGAGGTGCAGTAATGGATTTTGGGGATTTTGCGAACATTAGTAAAGAATTAGCTGAAAATGCAAAAATCAAAGAGGCAGTAAAACATCCAAATCATTATCAAGGCATTAACGGGTTAGAAGTGTTCACCGTAATGGAGAATTTCATCCCAAAATACGAGAACTCGTTTGATGGATATATTGCAGGTAACGTTTTGAAGTATGTGCTGCGAGCACCAAGCAAAGGGAAAATGCTCGAGGATCTAAAAAAAGCAAAAGAACATTTGGACTTGTTAATTGAAAGGTTAGAGGATTAATCATGAAAACAAATCAATGTGTGATTAGAAGAGAGCAAAAATCATTGGAGAGAGGCAAATGAGGAAGAAAAACACGCAAACTCACTTAGCTATCAAACAAACAACGAAACTCAGAATTAGGCTCGATTATTGGTTTAGATATTTACTCGGTATCAAATCGCCCTCGAGAGAGTTTTCAAAAGCATTGTGGGGCGATAGCTATTCAGAAAAAGAATTCAGAAAAAGGTATATAAGAGGTGCGGAACAGTTAGCGCTTGAAAAATTAAGAAGAGCAATGGAGGAAACAACGTGGAAAAAAGTTTGAGAGCATTGATAATTGGTTTTTGTCTTAGCGGTATACTAGCAAGCGCAAAATTGATAGGCATTGACTTTACATGGCAGTTTGTATTTTTACCGTTTTTGATAACATTATCGATTAACTTAGCCTTGATTATAAATATCGTTGTTATAGACGGGATAGACGATATAAAAAGTGAAATGAAAGATAAAAGAAGATGAACGATAAATATAATTTAAACGACCCTCTCATTCACTGGCGTTGCAAGATTGAAAAGCAACAAGCCGATGAGAGTTATCGAAAAATGTGTAATCATGAAATCACGCATGCTGTATTGAACGCAATCAAGGAACAGAAAAAGAGAAAGGAAAATTATAAT